CGCAAAGCGCTCTTCCTGCTCTCGGATCTCTTCATCCAGTGCCGCCGCTTGACGACGCTCTACAGCGATTTGTCGTGCTGTGGGCTTAGGTGCTTTCGGTGATTTCATTTTTCAGATACCTATACAGTTGGTAGGGAGTCAATATAAACGGATTGTTTATCCCTAACACTTGTTTCGTATACCCAACGCAAGTGTTCAACATGAACAGCCAACGCCGGGCGTCTCTAATTACAGCCTTGACGATGATATCATTTTCGATTACGTCGGTCACATCATCCGTTGTGTAGATTTCCACGCCATTTGTAGTCTTCGCATATACGATCCACTTGCCATTCTCAGGCTTGACCACGTAGCAGTGCCGGATGGTCGGATGGAGGATCGGACTCCACCAATGTTTGCTGTCATCACAGAACACCACATAGCAATCAGAAGACATTAATCTTCATCTCTGCCCGGCGCACTTGCCTGCTTTGTGTATGCAGGTTGGTTAGTGCCTGTCTACCTTCACCTTCTCCCTGCAATGCGTACTCCAATGCCTCGACAGGGTGACTGTATTCGTTCTTGTCTGGCTCATCTGTGTACTTCTCACCCGATAGCTGTAACCGTCGGTAACAGAAGCCGCCTTGTAAGCCCTTGCGGATCATCTTCGCCTTCGGGCTGATTAGGAATCTAGGCTTGCCATCCATGCACAGCTCTTTCATGGGCATTTCTAGCGCGGCACGTCGTAGTGAAGGATCGTTCGACAGTGTTGGAGTGCAAGGTATCCCGGCAGCTCGCATGATCTTGAATGGTGTATCGGCATTCGCTTGGTTCTTGTTATCGCCCGATGGATCACCCCAGCCCCGAAACCTGCATTGCGGATAGTTCGCGTCAATGTACCGCTTGAGGCTAGGCGCAAAGTCCACCGCCCCCGAGTCAGTCATGCAGAATTCATCGAAGCAAATCCAACGACCCAACGCATCACGCTGTAGGAAAGCGCAAGCGGGAGTGCGACCGAAATCGAAACCAAGTACAACAGGGGCATCAATACTAGGAGCATAAGCGTCCCCAAGGCAGTGTATAGAATCAGTGTAAAGAGGATGCACCGGCTTACCACTGGAGACAAAGCCATATTCATTAGCCAAGTTGACCTTGATCCAGTCGTCCGTTTTGCCTTGGAGTCCTCGCCGGTAGTAATCCTCGGGCAAGTTGTTGAGGTTCTCGGCTTTCTCGTTGAGATACCAACCATCTCCCTCCCGATAGACTCCACCGGGCTGGCGATGAAACTTCCAATCTTCTGGGCGATCTTCTTCAGCGAGTCGGTAATACCAGTGATCTTCGTCTGGGGCATTGGAGTCACCTATCATTCCGTAATGGGTAGGGCGTACGCCTTCCTTCATCGACGGGTATCGACCGCAACGCAGGTCAAGCATGTCCACAACGCTCTTGGAATGCTCTTTGGCCTCGTTTAGCCACACCCATGTAGTCTGGATACCTCTAGCCTTCTTGACGTGATCAGGGCGATCAAAGGCGATGAAGATGACTTCACTGCGTACAGTCGTGCCATCCTCCAACTTAAACTGGATCTTGTGTGTTGGCGGTTCCTTGTTGCCTTGCTTGAACTCACCCAGCTCGCCATGGACTTCGAGCCAGTCTTTGATGGTGGTCGAGAATAGTTCGCTATAGGTATTACGTGCGGCAATGATCCGACTGAGCCTTACACCGTAGTTGGGGTGCGTCTCCCGCTTTACCGGTGCCTGCTCGCACATCAACTCTAAGAGCTTCAGGATAACTTGGACGGTCTTGCCGGAGCCTAGTGGCCCCATGATGAAAGAGTTACGCGCCCGACAATCGGCGAACTCTTCGAGAACTTTACCGGGTGGCTTGGTTACATATTCAATCTTCGCCATCGAATCGCTTACGCTGTACAGCAATGACTAAATCACCGCCTTCTGGACCAGTTAGCTCTTGAGATTTCAGGTCTGGAATGTACTTAGCCATCAGCTTTAGACGTAGATCAGCCGCCGCCTTTAGCCTTTGCACCCACAAAGAATCATATTCCATCTCAGGGTCAGACAAATTGCTAATGATTTCAGAGATATACTGTTCGTGACCCTGCTGGGATAATTGCTCCCTTAAAGCCTCTTGGCGTATAGCTCTATTGCGATGAGCTGCTGTCTTGCTGTCCTTTGCCACCGAAGATCCTGTCCCAGTTATCAGAGTAAGCCTGTCTACTACTCTTAGTTGATTTACGTGGTAATGATCCTTTCCCGCCGTTTAGCTCGGGGAAGTGTCTATCCCGCGTTTCCTTGTCTAGCTTACCACGATGATCAGCCATCATTTACCTCAGTTGGAAATGGTCCCCAAAATGATTTCCCGTAACGCTCAAACGCCCGGATGTACCGGCGAATAGTTGTTGGGCTTACATCAAAGATGGTGGCTAGGCTGTCGAACGTAACGCCACTGTGATTCAGCTTTGAGGCTTCTTGTACATCCTTATAGGTCAGCTTCACAATCTACACCTCGGAAGTTTGGGTGACCGTTCTCACCATTGGAATCTATCCACATGGCGACGTTCTCACAGTAGAACTCGTACTGGCTTATCTCTTCTTCCATGTCGGCATTACCTACGATGCCCAACACAGTGATAAATAAGATAACCGCGCCGATTACAAAGCCCGGATTCCTGTTAAACATTTCTTGCTCGTACATGACCCATTCCCTTTTTTGAGGGGCAAGAAGCCCCGTGACCTTTCCGGCCTGTTGTCACCCTTAACTCAGTGAGTCGGGTAATATTTCGCCATACCTAGCGCTCGTGCATTCTCTAGCTTACTGACAGCACAAAGATCGAGATACTCGGACTCTGTAAGTCCTTTCAAACGCCCGATGAGTACACATACCTTATCGAGGTTCTCAATGTGCTTCTCGCCGTTACGAGTGCAAAACATGGCTCGTTTCACTGTAGTACACATCCGGTAAGTGTAACATATTTTGTGGATTTGCAACCACCCCCTTTAAAAAAGATAACATTTTATGTTGTTTTTTATTTTTAGATATGTTTCCATGTGTTCATTGGCTGGAGACACAGCCACTAACCAAGGGAGATAGACATGGACACAGGTTATATTCTTAAGTGCGTAGATGGAGAGGCAGAAGGTCAGTGTTTGCCCATCCCTCAAGATCAAATGAAGTTGGTTTGTTCTTTCCTAAAAGCACAGCTTGCGTTTCAGATAGCAAGCGCAACCGATGCAATCACTTACGAGCAAGATCAGCCAGTGATGGTTAACTACTGGAACGCGCAAGATGCGTTGCTTCAGTCGAATTTTTTCCCAAGCAAGTGGTTTGCTCGCAGCTTTTGGGTTTTGGTAGAACAATGACAAGGGCAATCAACGACGACTACCTAATGACTCATCAAGAGATTGCCGATGAGTTAGGTATTACCCGGAGTAGGGTGGCTCAGTTAGAAAAGAGCGCCCTAACTAAGCTCCGGGATCGTTTCATTCTTAGGCAGTATTATCTGGACTATGTTAGTTCCAGCTCTGAATCTCGTAATCTGGATCAAGTTCCTTACGCCTGACTTCATCGCGGTAATGCGCCGCGATATCCTTCCTCAGTAGTTTATTAGTCTTGTATATCTCGTTACTGACTAACCGCAAATGATCCATGTGATCATCGCCAAACATCTCACGCAACCAGTCATGGAATGCTATCGGCTGTTCAGTGAACCATCGGTGACAGTAGTGGCAAAGGCTTACTGCATTACCCGGACCCGGCCCCATGCTCCAGCGTAGTCGCTTGTTACGCCTACCAAAAATATGAGCGCACTCAAGTCGATCAGTCTTGTGGCAGTGCAAGCACTTCTGATCTCGTAGCCTTACCGCCTTACTAAACCAAATGTCTGCTTGGTCTCTCTTCACTGCCATCGTCTGCCCTCGTGTATTGACGTTCTCGAAGTATTGCCTTCTCGCTGTTCCCGCAGTCACATGACCAGCCTTCCAGCTTGTGAGGGTATTCGCTCTTAAACTGGGGGACCATGATCTTGAAGCACTCAGTGCATTTCATCTGGGGTAAATACGATTTCATACTCCGGCGCTCCATCGTCTATCAATGCTGATACCCATATTTCTGCGAAGTCATCCAAACTCAAATCGACTGTGATCCCGTTAGCTGCCCAGCCTAGGATATAAACATCGCACTCTTTTGGATTCTTGCCACTGGTTGCACCGCCGATGTCCTGTGTCTTGATAAGCGCTTGACCGCCACCCGGTAACGGACAGCTAATAATCGGGATCATGCTTTAACCTCATCGATGCCGACCTTGAATCGACTGTGCTCGCCATAGTTCTTATCGAGTATAACGCAGGACATGGACCTTGCAGAGCCATAGCCCGAAGCTGAGTGGAAGCTGTCGGGTGGGCAGAGGACCCCAAAACTCTCCAGATGCAACCCGCCCAGCTCCGTCACAGTCCGGTGGTGGATATGACCGTGATAAAGATATCGGTGAGTCGTTCGACCCCATTCCTCTGCGTAGTCTCTTGTCACAGCTTCATAGAGCGCCTGAGTCTTTACCCGGTCCCCGTGATGCATAACCACGAAAGTCTTGCCCCACTCAAAATGTATCCACTTGGAGAAGTTGTCGAACACTTTTACCCGTGGTTCATCATGAAAGTACAAGCGCATCATCTCATTCAGCCAGAGGCTCGCATCGGGATCATGGTTACCCCTTACGTTGATCAACCAAACTTCCTTGTGCGTCTCCAGCATCCGGGTAATTAGGACTTTGAAGAGGTTGCCGACAATACGAATGACCCGGCCCAGCCTTCCATCGACATCGACCGGGGTTCCTTTGGCTGTCTTGTTGTCACCTGAGTTAGCGTGAAGGAAGTCACCCAAGTTAATCAGTGCGCCTACTTCCGAGTCACCTGCCGCAGAGACCAGCTTGTCGACCGCCCTGATCAGTACGTCTTGGGCAATGTTTGTATCCCAGTCATCGCCACCCGTCTCAGGGGACCAGCAGAGGGCGTTGAGGTGATGATCTCCTATGAGGTAGGCCGATAGCCTATCTTCATTCTTCGTTGATTCTGGAGCCTTTACGGGCTTGTAGAGGCCATCTATCTCTTCGAGGAATCCAGCCTTGAATGCCTCAAGTGAAGCCTCAAGCATTGCCTCTTTGTCTGCCATGGATTTAACCCACTGGCCGACCGGCTTGCCATCTTCATTGTAGTACGTAGAGACACCTCGGACCTTGAAGACATCCGGAACAGTGCGGGTCATATCATGCTCGGGTGAATAGCCTTGGGCAGCGGCCCTAGATTTTATGGCTTGAAGAGAGTCTCTAACAGAAAATCGGGTAATGCCTATCTGTTGGCTGATCTTGGTGTAGCCCAAGCCCTGTTCGTGAAGCTCTACAATTTGTCGCTGTCTGTCGGTATTGCAATACTCAAGTAATGACATCATCTCCCCCCGGATAGATGTTAAGTGCGCCTCCCGAATGGCACGTTAATCGAGTATTTTTCGACTAGCAGCCTACTCAAGACCTCGTAAATTTCGTTGACCTCCACGGGATTAATCTTTCTGGTGGACTCAACGCCTGTTACAGCCTTTTGAATTGGACGCCACATATAATCCTTAATCAGGTACATAGTGGGATCAATGGGGACGCCTTCCTTGATAACGGTCTTCATGTCCATACCATGCGCCGCCATAACACTAGCGACTTCTCGGCAATAAGCATGGATCGCATCGTTTTGTTTTCCGGTTCGGGTGAGAGGAATGATCTCGTAGATATTCCCCTTATCTTGGTTAGCCCGGATGTATTCACAAAACTGATCGGCTTGGAATTTGTTGTTTACAAACCACCGCTCGCTCATGCAGTTACCCTTTCGCCTTCAAAGGTAACGTACTGCCCATACTTCTCGAGACAGTATGCTCGAAACTTTTCCGACTTGAGGTAATCATGGGTGCAATCGTCTAAGAAGCTCCAACTCTTCAAACCGATTTTACCAGAATTTGTCTGCATTTTCTCGGCAAATGGGGACACCCCTCGCTCTTGCTGGGATGCCCGGCTTAACCACGACTGTGCAAATCGCTTGCCATCCTTCTTACGCTTCTTTGGATTGGCGTCACACCATGCTGCCATAGCACTTAGCTCGGCAAAGATATCTACCTTCGGGAAAGCATTCTGCCAGTAGATAATCTGTTCATCGTCTGGCTCGTAGTAAGTACCATCGTTTAAAATAATCATCCACACTTCCCTTTTGATGCCGGAGCAAGCTCCGACAAATCGTTTTAGTTAATAATGACGAGCTTTGATTACTGTATCGAATCTTGACATCTATTCCCTTTACCAGCTCTCGGCACAGGGAGGCGCATCATAGAGAGGGTCAACTCTGTCTCCGACGTTCTTAAGTTCGTCGGCCTAACGCCCAGTAATCTCTGACAAAAAAGTAGATGAGGGAGGATACGGAATGGTTTTGTAGTGTATAATCCATACATCTTCTTAACTGACCCTTCGAAGATATCACGTAGTCCCTCCCTTGGACAAGTGACATGGCCCCAGCGATGGGGCCTTTTTTTTAGATAAACCACTCAGCAATCCGCACTTGATCACCATAACGGTTGAACACTAGCTTCATGGCTGTCTGAATGTCGTGACCTTCATGCCGCAGCTCTGAGATACGAGCCGGGGCTTCGATCACCCCCAGCTCATCCCATGCGTTTAGTCTGGTCAACACCTTGCCTTGCTTGAGGTACTGAAGTACCCGATCTTTCTGACTCATGCTTGCTCCCTGTATGGCAGATCAAGAAACGATTCAAAGTCCATATCAAATCGCTCTGCCAAATCCACTGTGCGGCTAAGGGTTGCGTCCTTGCTCTTGCGCCATCTGTGGATTGTCATTTCAGTTACATCAAAGTCCCGTGCCAGTTGTTTATTGCTGACACGAAACTCTTTCTGTGCTGTCCGTAATGACAGCCCAATATCAAAATGGAATGTCATCTTCAGGAATGTCCTGTGGCTGAGGTGCTGGCTGTGCTGATTGACGCGCACTGTTAATGCCTTCTTGAGCTTTTTTGGCTTCTAATTCCATCTTGTAATCATCGACACAGATGTAATCCAGATTGCCGTACTCATCTGGCTCATGACCTTCAAGAATTGTCAGGTGCGTGAATGGCGTTGTCTGCGCTTGCAGAAACTCAATAGCCTTGGCGTTGTCAATCTTGACGTTAGACCTAACAAAGCCCGGTGCCTTGTCTGATCGGTTTGCATATATTCCCTTTGGATAGGTTTTCTTAGCCATTAGTTTTCTCCTAACATTAATTTGCGTGCTTCGTTGAACTCATCCGATCTGAAGTCAGCTCTTTCGGCAGTTGTAAAGATGCCGCCCTTACTAGGTGCAATCCACAAGGCTTTCTTATCTTCGTCGCCGATCTCACCCCATGCTTCTGCTACAGCCTCCCATGCCTTCAATGCGAGGTGTTCTTTAATGAAGTACACAGACGCGTAGTTGCGCTGTAGCGCTTCGTTGTGAGCCATGATTGGCCCGGTGTCTTGTTGCTGTTGGATAGCATTCGCAACCTCATCGGCAGACGCGATAGACATATCCGTCCCACCCAGTCCATAGAAGGCCAATGCCCTGCCCACGCATGAACTCTCCGCATTTTCGAGCGCGCTAGTTGCGTTGATCTTACTGGATGCGCGTACCTCTTCTGAGTAGCCAGTAGCCAACAGGCGACCATCGTTATCTAAGATGCTGGCCTTCATAATGACCAGCACGTCGTTAGCCTCGACCAGCTCAGTCGAGATCGTGTAGTCGGGATGGGCCGCTCTAAACTCTGCGACCCGAAGTGCCACGGTCTTGTATTCCTTACCGTGGATTTTAACTATTCCATTCATTATTTAACCCTCCATACTCGAACGCCCGCATCCATAGTTCGCGCCGACATTTTAAAACCAATCGTTCTTCCAGCTTGTCGAATTGCATGAACACTATTATCTGCCGTGTCTTTGCAGTTTAGTAATACGCTGTCACCGACCTCCATCAATCTAAGAGCTTTGATGTATTTCCCTTGGCGTTTTGACAATGGAATTGGTATTCCTTTTTCTATTTTCACAATGTTTCTCCTGCGACACTTGCCGCGTCCATCATTTGAATTAACTCATAACCACGGGCAAAACCTGCCCGATAGTTCTGATCTGGTATATGGCGCTTACCCCAATCGTGGGCCATGCCATCTTCAAAGCCGCACCTGTACGCCCTAATCTTAGGGTCCATGTGCTCTCGTAAGCCTTTGCTCAACACCTCTTCAACATCAAAAGTCACTGTCACGTACCCCCAAATCAAGTGCCGTCTCAGGCTTGATATCCATTTCATAGGCATACTTTGATTGCTCATCCGCAATGGCCTCAATGGTCATTGGCTTGGCATAGTTCCAAAGCATGGTGCGGAGTTTGTTGACGACATCAGCCGGTTCCATCTGGTCGTTAAAAATCATGTCAACGAATTCCAGCTCGGAGCCAGTCTGGTGTGCGGCGGTAGGCGCAAGCTCGGATGAGTCGCGTTCGACTTGACGCATTAAGTCACGGCGGATATCCATGTCCTCAATGCAATCAACATTATCTTCCCAGTTAGGGAAGTTTGTAGCGATTTCATAGAAATCAAATTCTGACATTTGTCCTTCTCCCTTGGTTAGTTCCACATGGAACAGATAACACTTTACGTTATCTTTGAGAGAAGTGCAACATTATTTGTTATTTAAGAATAGGTCCACATGACCGGGGTGGTCTTTCGGTCGTCAACGTGTACGAATGTTCTAGCAACACCGATAGAGAATCCCATCTTGATTGCTTCATGTACGATGTTCATACGCTCGAAGCCGTTAGACACAGCGATGTCAGCCGCGAGACCTTGGCAATGATAGCCGGTGCCGGGTTCAGACTTGCGCGCCTCGGCAGGATGGGTTGCATCCCTGTAGCCCGAAGTGATTACGAAAGGAAAGCCCACGCGTTCGCGCAGCTCATCGAGCTTTACGAGGAACTCATGGTCCATCTCGTTCTTGTTAGTGTGGGTACAGTTGAACTCTTCGAGTCTAAAGAACTTGTAGGTCATTGACGTGCTACGTTCTTGGTCTTTTCTACGGTACGCATACCGCCCAATCCCAGCATACCCAGCAGTACAGGCATCATTTCGCTAACGTCCAGTGACGGGATTAATAGGGGGCTCTGCGTCCATGCAGTTAGGTAGATGTTTACAATTGGAACAATAAGAAAATTAACGCTGAAACCAAGAACACATACCCAACCACACGCCGGTCGCCAGCCAGAGACAAAAACCGATTTGTGCTTGGCCTCATTCTGGTTGACATTGATTTGAGCTTTTGCAATTTCATGGGTCTGTCTCTCCGCTAGTGTTGCGATCTCGTGGGCTAACCGGCTGCGCTCATCCGCGTCCGGGATAACCTTGTCTAATAGCTTGAAGATAGGGCCAACCAATAGCTTCACCATTAGATGCCGCCCTTGATCCACACGCCAATAACAGCCATGACGCCAGCCATGATGATGCGTTCAATCCATTGGTTCTTGGCTATGCTAATCTCGATAGCTTGAATGCGCTTCTCGTGGTTCTTTACTTCATCTTTCACGATAGCTTGGATCTCATCAATGCGCTTGTGGGCGCGGGTTACAGTCTCGGTCAAGTGAACCTGCCTCTGCTCCATGCTTGATAAGTCTTGAAGAGTTTGGGCAATACTTGTGAGAGCGGACTTCATCTCGCTAACGTCTTGCGCCATCGCTTCCTGCTGGGCTTCGAGCTTCGCTACTGACCGCTCTATACTCATGGTTACTTCTTCTTAGCCGTCTTGGCTGCATCTTTAAATGCCTGAGAAGTAGGCGCACCGGCAGTGCCTGGCTTACGCATGCGCTCACCAGAGCCTCCAGCAATGCGATTACGCTTTGCAGCTATGTTTGCATACAAACCTTTCTTTGGCTTTCTCATCACCATTTTGTCCTATTAGACCAAAAAGCCGCAGACATCTTGCCCTTGGCTATGTTACGCGCATGACGCGCCTTGAATGACTTCCTACGATTACGAGCTGAGTCAGATTCACCTGAACTAGCAGGAGAGCCAGAGACTCCCTGCTGTCCAAAGCGAATAGTCCTTACCTGATCGCCTTCCTTAGCCACAACAACGTGCGACTTCTTAGGATGTTTAGGGGTTCTCTTGGGCTTGTTGTACCCAGAAACTCCAATGCGATCTAAAAGGCTCTGACTCATTCTTCGTCTTCCGACTCCAAAGACTGTGACAACATGCTTACGAATGCGTCACGTCCTACCGCTAATTGATCTACATTGAATCTGGCACTAGCCAGCTTGCGATCAAGATCGTTAATATGATTAACCATGGCTTTCTGTTGGTCAGTCATATCCTCAAGGATGTATTCCTTTTCATTTACTGTGATGGGGGTCTGTTCATTTTTTCCCATGTCAGTCTCCTAGTTGTGGTTTAAGATTCCCAAGGCACTCCGTCAGCAGTTGTTGGGTTGATTTGGCCTTCAATATTAGCAGTTAATGCTGCCTCAGTCTCTTCTTGACTTACTTGTTCCCACACCCAGCCCATTACTGTGCTTTCTGTGAGTTGGTCGTAAGGTACGAAGTCGGGTGAAGATGCGTCGTAAGTGAAACTGCAAGTGCCATACGATGATGCACTGTACGTTTCCTCTTCGACGGTCTGCGATTCTGCGCAACGCCAATGAGCGATCATCACGCCGCCGTCAGACAGCTCTCTCTCAAGTGTTGCGATAGTCCATGTAGCCATTAGTTTTCTCCTTAGCTAAATACTGCGTTGCAGATAGCCTGCACGTTTGATGGTTCAGATGACCAGTCGTCACCTGATTGAATTACATGACGGTGATACGACTGTGAAATTACAGCACCGTCTTCGAGTACACGAGTAGCAGTCCGTACTTGAACAGAGGTTACGTCGTTGCCGTCCTCGTCTTGTCCTGTGACTACTTCAATTTTGTCTGCTACTACTTCTTTAGTTAATGCCATTGTCTTTCTCCTTTAGTCCGTCTCAAGAATCCACTTGAGATAATTAGGCGGTTTGATAAGTTACTGAGCCATTTATTTGGTGTGAAGTATCTAAAACATTTTCTGTATAACCAAGGCCATCACCTGTTTGATAAATTCTAAGAATTGAACTAGACACTACATAAGGCACAAGTTTTGTTCTGCCTGCTGAATATGTATAGTTACCATCCATAATTGCACCAACTCCTACTCCTGATCCCAACGCAAAAGGAAGCCCAGTTATTCTTAAAGCTCCTGTACCTGTATGAGCTGATATATTCCAATCAAAATACACAGTTACTTGGTTTCCAATTTTAGTGTAAGTGCCTGTCGGCCCAGTAACAAACGTAGCTGTTCCTGCTGTAGTAGAGCCTACTAAAACAGGCGTCCACGTCCCTTCCTCATAGTCATCCAGATGGTTGGCTGAGCCTGTACCGCCTAGGTAGACACCGTCTGACAGGTAAAGGTCTCTGAATCGCAATGATGAACTACCTAAGCTAAGGGCATTATCTATACGCGAACCATTTCTTGCAGGGGTAATAGCCGCATTGTTAGGATGGAAGTGCAACCCTGAGCCGCTTGTAGTACCTGTTTGTATTATTAAAGAATCACCGCCTTCAGAAGCAATACTACCGACTGTGGAGCCGTCTTTGCTAAACCTTGCAATCTCACCATCTGACGAAGTTCTGTTAAGAAATAAACTAGCGTTGCCAGAGCGACTATGTGCCGCATAGCCTGCCGCACCAATAGAATGGCCTGTGTTTGTATTGCCAACACCTACTGCCGCATCAGTAGTACCAACCAGCAAGTTGCTGCCCGCATCAAACCTAGCCATCTCCCCTGCGTTGTTATTGAAGCGCAAGGCACCGCCGTTTGTAGCGTCTCTGTAGTGGATCTTGGCACCACTGTCATCGGCAGTCAGAGTAAGACGTGTGTTGTTAGTACCGTCAAACTTATAGACACGCATCTGTACGTCTGCGGCAGTGTCAACTATATCGACCTTAACGTCCGGTGAGGTTGTTCCCACTCCCAAGGCATTAGTATAAGCAGTGCCTGACAGGTAAAGGTCTCTCCAGCGTACTGAAGAACTACCAAGGTCTTGTACTCCGTTTGCATTGCCACCAGTTGAGTAACCAGCTTTTACAGTATCGCCATCTACAATGAGCGACCTTGCACCATCAGTTAAATAAATGTTGCCTGAGTTAGTACCAATACTACCGACTGCGGTGCCGTCTTTAGCAAAGGTAACAATAGGGCCATCGTTACTGACTCGATTAAACTTAGCGCAATCACCTCCGCTACGAGAAACATGAAGTAGGTCACTTTGACCGCCAAGCACTAAACCAGTGCCAGTACCGTCTGCAACTAGTCTGTTAGTAGTACCAACCAGCAAGTTGCCGTCTTTATCTATTCTGGCCCGTTCATCAAAGTCTGTAGAGTTACCTGTATAAAACTCTAGCGAACCGTCGTATGTAGCGGCATTGGTGCATTTAATGCCTGCCCTGTTAAAACTATTAGTTCCAAAGGTTAAAAACTTTTCAGTGCCTGCCGTATCGTTAGCAGTAATGAGTTTGACTACACCGCTAGAGTCGATACGCATGCGTTCTGCGCCAGCAGTGAAAATGTTTAATGTGTCGGTATTGTGGTTGTACTGGAACAACCCACGATAGTCAGCAGTTGTACCTGCGCCAGCACTGTCAGCAAAGGCAAGGCTGGAGTAGCCAGCAGTACCGCCAACAATAGTAATTCCGTTATTACCGCTGTTACTGCCTACAACCAAGTTATTAGCATTTGCACCTGTGTAGTTAGAAGGTGACGAATTTCCTATTCCAACCCGTCCCGCTGAGTCGATGCGCATGCGTTCTGTCATAGTCCCAGACGCATCATTACTAAATATTATATTGGTAGGAAAGTTATTAGTTGTCCAATTAGCACCAGCAGTAAATCCAATTTTAGCGCCTGAGCGGTTTGCGGTCGGGTCATCGGCTGACACTACAATACCGCCTAATACATTATTTGTAGATATGCTTGCATCTGCGCGGTTTAAGGTAAGATGATCAGCGCCATCTGTGCTAATTTCTAAGGCTGTTACAGGCGAACTAGTGCCGATCCCAACATTCCCGCTAGCATCAATGCGCATGCGTTCTGTGTTGGCAGTAGAGAAACGCATGTACTTAGAAGCGTCTTCTTGCAACAAGTGCATATTGCCGTCTGTCTGAATAATGCCTTCAGCACTTCCACCTACATTACGCAAAAGAAGGGTTCGGCTTGTATTTGCTGTACCGTCAAGTCTTAAGGTTGTGCCGTCGCCGTTTATGTCTAACTTAGAGGCTGGACTGCTAGTGCCAATTCCTACGTTGCCGCCGTTTGGCTGAATAGTTAAATGGTATGTTGTCGCCGTTCCATCTGTACGCTGTGCAGAAATATAACCCTTGCCGAAGCCGTCAGCCCCCATAACAAGACCATAAGCGTTCGCAGAAGTGTCATTACCAAAGCAAACCGCTCCAGTAGAAGCGCCTGCGGCTGGTGCCCCTGCTGAAGCTCCTTTTGCAATCTGTAGCGCCGCATTTGGACTACTGGAAAAGCCAATTCCAACCCGTCCCGAAGAGTCAATGCGCATGCGTTCAGTAGCTATATTGCCACTTGTGTTAGTAAAAAATGTAAGTGTTTGTACGCCTGAGTTGCTAATTCCGCCAATGTTAAAAGAGTTGCCACCAGTAATGTTTGCAAAAGATTTTGCGTTGATAGCAAGGGTTCCGCCATTTATATTGGCATTTCCACTTACGTCTAATTTGTAAGCTGGCGAGCTAGTACCCAGACCTAATCGTCCCGCTGAGTCGATGCGCATGGCTTCACTTGCAGCACCAATATTAAACAGTAGTTCATTAGACGCATTTGACTTTAAGCTGGCTCTTTCACCGCCGCCTACAGTTTCTCTGAAGGTGTAGCCACCTGCTATACGTCCAATACCAATAGTGCCATTTACCTCAAGCGCAGTAGCTGGACTGCTAGTGCCAATACCTACCCGCGTAGTATCAGCAGGAATCCGCATGACCTCGCCAAGGTTGTTGTTGAACCTTAGTGCGCCTGCGTTGTCTGCATCTCGGTAGTGGATCTTAGCGCCGCTGTCGTCAGCCGTTACCGTAATCCGTGTGTTCTTGGTGCCGTCGTTCTTATAGACGCGCATCTGTACGTCAGAGGCTGTGTCGACGATATCTAGCTTGGCCTGTGGCGTCGTGCTACCTAGACCTAAAAATTCTGTGCTGGCATCCCAGAACAACTTCGCAGTCGTGCCAGTGTCTTCGTAGAAGCTAATGTCGCCGTTGTTGCTTACTTTTAATTGCTGTTTATTTTCATTTGTTTTGAGAATGATATCGCCATCATCAGTGCGTAGAACAAGGTCGTTATCATTTGTGCCGATAAGAACTGTATCTGTTGCTTGCGGGGCGTTAAAAATAACCGAACCGTTATTATCAAGAGTCAAGCCGTCGCTAACAACACTCCCCGTTACGTCGATGCCTGTGGAGGTTGTGGCTAGTTTTTGACTGTTGTCATAGTATAGCTCAACGTCATTGTCCTGATTAAAGATAGCTAACTTTTCACCTGTAGGGCTTTGTATGTTTAGCTGATTAGAA